TAGCCAGACGACCAACGATCACATCACCTTGGTAGATGATGGAGGTATCGCCAGAAGTGACTTGGACCTGAGGACCAATAGCTTCAACAGCACCAGCAGCTTCACGCTGGAAGATCAGACCAGCAGACACTGCGCCGAATTCAGCAGCAGTACCGTAGTCGTTGTTGATACCAGTCTGGGCAGTCGAAGCATCCTCAAGAGCTTCAGCAACGAAAGAACCAGTTTTACCAGGATCGGTCACACCAGTGGTGCCGCCGTACTTGGTACCATACTTACCCAGGAACGGAATGTTCATGGACTTGTAGATCTTGATACCGGCGATTTCAATGATACCTTGACCATTTTGCAGTGCGGTACCTTGAACGTCACGGTTGACCAGACCATTGGTGCCAACAGCTTGGATCAGTTCATAGTACTGACGTGGGTTCAGGACGGCAACACGGCCATCACCAGACACACCCTTCTCATCCATTGCAGCAGCGGCGTCATAGAAAGCAGACACCAGAGCAGCGGAGGAGTAAGCGTCAGATTCGTTGGCAGAAGAACCAACACGGATCTGAGTACCGCCAGGCTCAACGAAGCCAGTGGCAGACACAGGCGAAGCCTTACGTGCACCGCGAGCGATAGCACGGAAGATCAGACGGTCATACTTCTCAGCGAGAGCATAGCCGATCTTACGGGAGATCTCGCTCCTCAAGTCGTAATGACTCAGAATTTCATCTAATTCGTAGACGAAAGCGCTGGAGATCAGCAGGTCGTCAACGGTGATGGTCTTCTCAGCCACCGGAGGTGCACCATCCGAGTTACCCAGAATGCTGTTGCCAGGGGTATGGAACTCAGAAGTCGTACGACCAGTGTAGATGAATTGCAGGGACTTACCATTACGGAGAGTCCGCTTCATAACCAGATCACGAGCAATCGTGTTGTTCTGGAAACCCTTGAACATCTCGCCGCTAAACAGCTTGAGGTACAGGGCACGGGTATCACCCGTCAGGTTAGATTGGCCTAGCTGAGTAAGATCAGCAAGAGGCTCATTACTATTTTGATGTGCCATTTTAAAGGAGTAAGATTAAATAGACTTGCTCCCAAACGTTTGGAAAATTTTTTTGTTTCAATATGTGTGGTCTATCCCACCGTCTAGACGGCAAAGGGTATCTCCGTAGAGGCCAATGCCAAGAGGAGCCAGGTCCGACACTGAGGTGCCTGACTCCCGTGCTACTTAGAATTTAGTAGCGTGTGATTTGTATGCAATGCCGCGATACTTAAGCTTGGCTTCTTTTGCAGCAGCCTGTTGCTCCCGAACACGGGCATCCAATTCGACTTGAGTCATTGTTCTGAATGAAAGTACCTGATCCCCGTTCCATGATCAGGTGACATGCGTTCGCCATTTGCGAATAGCGAATGAACGGACGGCATTGCAGTTTAGCCTACAGCAGGTGCAGTAAGAGCAACAGGAGTTACGTCTGCAGCAGCGAGGTCTAGCGGAAAGTTGTGAGCATTACGTTCGTGCATGACTTCAAATCCAAGGTTAGCTTGGTTAAGGATGTCAGCCCAAGTACGCACAACACGCCCCTGACTATCCAGTAGGGACTGGTTAAAATTGAAACCATTAAGATTAAAGGCCATCGTAGACACGCCCAAAGCAGCGAACCAAATGCCAACGACAGGCCAAGCAGCCAAAAAGAAATGAAGACTGCGGCTGTTATTAAAGCTTGCATACTGGAAGATCAAACGTCCGAAGTAGCCATGGGCTGCAACGATGTTGTATGTCTCTTCCTCTTGACCAAACTTGTAACCATAGTTCTGGGATATGTCTTCCGTAGTCTCCCGAACAAGCGAGGAGGTGACGAGACTTCCGTGCATAGCACTAAAAAGACTGCCGCCAAATACCCCAGCAACCCCAAGCATATGGAAAGGGTGCATAAGGATATTGTGTTCTGCTTGGAAGACAAGCATGTAGTTGAACGTTCCACTGATACCAAGGGGCATAGCGTCAGAGAAAGAACCCTGACCGAACGGGTAAACAAGAAACACTGCAGTGGCTGCAGCGACTGGAGCAGAGTAAGCAACGAAGATCCAAGGACGCATCCCTAGTCGATAGCTAAGTTCCCACTCTCGTCCCATGTAAGCATAGATGCCAATGAGGAAGTGGAAGACGACGAGCTGGAAAGGGCCGCCGTTGTAGAGCCATTCATCAAGTGAATTAGCTTCCCAAATTGGGTAGAAGTGTAGTCCGATGGCATTGCTGCTCGGAACGACGGCTCCTGATATAATGTTGTTTCCATACAACAAGGAGCCTGCGACGGGTTCGCGGATTCCATCAATGTCAACAGGTGGGGCGGCAATGAACGCCAAGATAAAACAAGTGGTGGCGGCAAGGAGGCACGGAATCATCAGTGTCCCAAACCAACCTACATAAAGACGGTTGTTAGTAGAAGTAACCCAGTCAGTAAACTGGTCCCAGGCATTCTTCTGCTGTAAAGCAATTGTTGCAGTCATTTAAGTTTGTCTAGGAAGGAGTAAGAATAACTCACCCTATTACCTTTAATTCCCCAACCCAGCCAGTAGTAGGCTGAGTTCATGTAATAGGGTAGTTGTTGGTAAGGCGTTTGAAATTCAGCAAGCTCGGCACGGAACCGAAGCTCGTTAATCATGTAACGGGTTTGACCTTTCAAACTACTTGGATCGCATCCGTATCTTTTACAGAATCTGCCGAGCCCATGATAACGACGCGGCGATGTCCATTGAATTAAACCGTACCCGCCACGAAGGCAGCGATCGTAAGGAACGATAGCACCACCCTCGCAGACATTGGGACGGAAGTTTGACTCCTGTTGAATGTTACCCATGATAACCGCCAGGGCAACAGGATCTGTAATATCCGCTTTAACTTGCAGCTGTTCTAGAACGTATTGTTGCGCCGGGGTACAGGTGGGACATTCAATCATAATAATCAGAACTTATACTTCAGACCGGCTTTAGTGCCGTAGGAGTTAACAGTGTCAGCAGCGAAGCTAATTTCACCATAGATATCAAGCTTCTTACTTGCAGCAACCGAACCACCAGTCTTACCAGTGAACTTGGTTTCTGCTTCACCGCCATCAGGTGAGATCACAGAAGGACCAGCTTGGATGTAATAACCAAGCACACCAGAGGAACCTTCGTAACCGACATGGAAGTCAGTAGAAGTACCACTGTAGTCAGAACCGGTAAAACCAGAGTTAGCTTCCACATTGGCGTAAGGACCAGCGAATGCGGGAGCAGCAGCAATCAGGGTTGCGGGGAGGATAGCAAGGAATTTCATGTGTTTAGTGTTACTTTTTCTTAGCAGTTTTAGCGGAGCGTTTAAATTGTGCAGCCGTAGGCGCTCCTTTAGACCCAGGCTTTCTCATTGTTTCACCACTGCCTTGTTTGATCCGAAGACGTTTGGCGTGGATGTTTGCGTAAAGACCACGTTTAGCCATTACTTTTTCGTCCCTTTCTTAGGCGGACGACCTTTCTGTGAACCGTAGGTTCCTTTACCTTGAGGCATGGTTACTTCCTTTTTTTAGATTTACCAGCTTTACTTATGGCAATAGCAATAGCTTGCTTTTGAGGGTAGCCTTCGATCTTCAGTTGTTTGATGTTAGCAGAAACTGCTTTCTTAGACTTACCCTTCTTAAGAGGCATTACCAGATACCTTTGTTAAAATTTGTGAATCATGTAGATTACCCATTGTTTCACCACCCCAATCACGCTCTACACTACTAGGTGTTACGTCATTTAACCATTTCTGTACTGACATAAAACACCCGCCTGTTGAACTAGAAACACCACCGTGCCAATCGTTGTGTGCTACATAAATAGCCTCACCAGATTGCATAGTTTCTGGTGTTCCGATTACTTCACCAGAATGTCTAAACGTCATACCATAAATAGCTACTTCAAAGCTATCTACATTAGGATGGATGTGATCAGGTATCTCAGTATTAGGAGAAGCAATAAAAAGTTGAGTTTGAAACTGTTTATACCTATTAACAGTGTAACCAGTAAACCCTTCCCAGAAACTTAAATTATTAGTAGGCGGAAACAATATGGGTTTTGTTTCAAAAAAATATTTTAGATAAATCTCTAAATCAGTTTCTGGTTCAAAATCCCAAATGTCAATAATCCGCATATTGTTTACCAGATACCAGGAATAATTTGACCAGTCAGCGCGTAAGCGCCAAGAGCAGCCATGACGCCAAGCATAGCAAGGCGACCGTTGAGCTGCTCAGCTCGTTCGTTGTGTGGAACACCGTAGGGATGATCAGACATAATAAGGGGTGGCTCTTTAGCCCAGATGTTAGTATCGTTCATTAGAATTTGATGTCAGAGCGAGCAAGTTTTTCCATAATTTCATTACGGTAGGCAGGGTCACGATCATAGCGAGGATCGTTCATCGCCCGTACAACTTCTGCTTGACTCTTAAAGGCATCACGAGCTTTAGCAGCCCTGCCTTGAATCATATCACCTTCGTAGCCCATGTTATCTTGATAGCGGTATTGAAGAGCTTGCAAGGCAAGTTTAATAGCACCAACATTACCTGATTCTACAACACCATCAAACGCTTCAACCTCTTCAGGTGAAAAGTTTTCAGCTGCCCACGAAACAAGTTGCTGATACTTTTGAGCACCGCCAACAAGGTTTTGGATTTGGTTTACTTGAGCTTCAGACAACTCAACAGCTTGAGGTGCTTCTGTTTGTTCAAGTGTATCCTGATAACGGAAGAACGCTTCAACAAGTTCTTTTGAAGACATGTTGTTAAACTTCTCCAAGGTTTCCTCAGAGAGTTTACCGCTGTTTTTTTCGTACTCCTCGTTAACTTCCCAAAGGAAATCAATTGTAGCATCTTCAGGTTTGTCGTCTTCAGTTTTCTCGTCTTGTTGAGCTTGCGGTTCTTCCGTAGTTTCTTTGGAACCCAATTTCTTTTCGAGTTCCATGTAAGCTTTTTCAAGCTCCTGTGCATTTTTATATTTCCCAGCAAGCCGTTCATTGGCTTGGTTAATCATCTCTTCGCCAATGGCTAGAGAC